AAAAGCGGCCTTTTGATGGAAGGTCGACCAGTTCCGTGGGCGTTGAAAAGTCCAAGGTCTGGGTTTGTTCTGGTGCGGGTTGTGCTGCTGCTCCAACGCGCTTACTGTTGTCTCTCATTTTAACCTCTAATAAAAGTCTATTCTATAATATAACACAAAGTGTTGCTGCCGTCAAGTATTATTTAAACATTAAGTATAGCCACCGTCAAGTGCTATGGCTGCATCAAAATTAGACGGAGCCTCTGCTTCGTCTTGTGGCACCAATACATCTTCCCCTGCTATTCGAACTTTAAAAGACTTGAATTCCCAAGTCATCGTCAACGTCACGAATTCTGAACTTGAGTAGTCCAAAGATCCGAAATCAATTGAGGTGGGAAAAGCTCCTTGCAGAGTCCATGTCTCTATGTAGTTTCCACGGTGATCAATTTGTTCAATAACAAGATCTCCAAGTAAACTCTTAAGGAGAGTTCCATCAATCCTAGGAAAGCAATCCGAAGAAGCCGCAAGTGCCTTGATTAAAGTATTCGCAGCATGGGGCTCAATAGGATCAATCATCGTCATCGTGATTGGCTGAAAATCTGCTATGACACCAGGCATCACATCAGGAAGAGAAGAACCAAGATAATACTCGTCCTTTCCAAGCACTGGGATGTTTATTTTTGGCTTGTCAACAGTCTTTGCCCACCACAAGAACTCCCCATTTAGTATCACACGAAAGCGATACTGCATTGCAGGATCTTCTATTCTAGTGCCAGTCCAGAACCCAATAGTCATGGGCTTCTCCTATTAACTGCCGACAGCGAAGAATGTGTCTGTAGCGTTGCCGTTTCTGATGGTTTCGTACTGAGCCCAATCATAACGGAAGTTAACTGTAACTTCAGACATTTCGTCACTACTGTAGTCTAAATCGCTAAAGTCTACTGACTTAACCCAAGCATGCTTAAGAGTCCAAGACTCAAGCTCATTTCCTTCTTCGTCAATCATAAAGCACTGAATGTCGTTTGAGTCTCCACTGTCGCCCAATGACTGCGTTGCAGAAGCCTTAGAGATAGAAGTTAAGTCTGAGGTGTCTGTACCTGCTGGTATACGATAGCCTGCGTCGGAAAGGGCTTTGATTAAGCCTCCGCTTAAATCAGGATCGACAGGATCAATAAAACTAATACTTACTTCACTCCACTCTGCTCTTCCGGGCCAGTAGTATGTGTGATTCAAGTAACTGTGTGTAGCCTCAGAGAAAGACAATGTTGGTCGTTGAGCAGTCTTTGCATACCACAAAAGTCCAGATTGTCCAAATTGAATTTTAAACCTAAAAGCTCTTTTTGGATCTTTAGCTGGTGATTGGGTCCAAAAAGTTCCCTTATTTCCGCCTTCAATTGCCATCTTATGTTTTCTCCTTACTTTCTAATAAATAGTAGCGAGGGGCAAAAAGCCCCTGTTGGTTTTTAATCCTCGAATGAGGCTCCGGAACGGGTAATCACAAAGTCAATTGCGATGAACTCGATAGCACGGGTTGGTTTGATAAAGATCTTGGCATACATAATGTTGCGGTCGACTAAATCAGGTGTGGTGGTTGTTTCGTCAAGGAGAACCTTAAAGTCATCAACGCCGAACCTTACTTTAACATCAGACAAGAAGTTTTCTGCTCTAGTCTTAAATCCGTTCCAAGTGTCTCTGACATTGGGCTGGAAGAGTGTTGTAGATGCAATCTGGCTAATTCCTTTCTTTGTGAAGATGAGGAGGCGACGGACGTTGATTCTATCAAGCGCTGATTGCGTTGATTGAAGAGTTTTCTGTCCGAAGACCACTAGCCCCTCTGATGGGAAGCTTGCAATCGGGTTAATGTTGATGTCGTAAAGATCATCGCGGTTACGAGATGTGAGCTTTGTCTCAACGCTAAGGACGGGAACACCGCCTGCGCCTTGAGATAGGCCGCCTCTGTTGAACCCTGCGGGAGCAAACCAAACTTCTGCTGCTTTCTCTGTGTTTCCAAGAACACCTAGAGCAACAACTGATGGTGGTGATTTCACGAAGGAACCGTTGACATCATCACGGATGGTGACCCAAGGGTAGTAAGCACAACCGTAACTGTTGTTTAGGTTACGAGCCTTCATGTTGGTAAGGACAGCATCAAGGTCCCCTTGTCGTGCGGCTCTCGTGAGAGTGCCATCCTCGTGTACTGGCTGGAATCCACCCTTGACGTCGATAACGCCGAGAGCATCTGCGCGAGTTTCACAAACGTCGATGAGATGTTTTGTAAGTGCCTCGTTAGTAACACCGGGAACAGAGATAATGTTACAAGCAATAACTTCTGGATCGGCGACAGTATCGATAGCGCGTTTAATCGTGTAGTGTGCGTAGTTTGTAATCTCTGTACCATCGTCAAGTAGAGTGTTCCGGAAAGGATCACGCTCAGTGATGTCGAGACCGTCATTGCCACCGAACATAGGCGAGGTAAAGCGATTAACTTTTGACTCAAGAATGTTTTGGTAGCGGGTTGGACCAGAGCCAAGTGAATCAAGAGCGTTCCAAGATCTGTTATCCGCGTAGGAGCCAGATTCCCAAATAGCATCGGAGATTCCTGTGGATGGAGAAGACGTTGAGAAGGAAGTGCCTTTTACAATACGCATGTCATCAAGAGAGAATACCCATTGTGACTGTAGTTCTCCATAACCGCCTAGACCGTAAGTATCGCCCCAAGCAGAATCAGAAATAACGTCTGCGCCTAGGCAACGGAGATAGTCGCCGTATCCCGGATCGTGAGTTGTAACCGTTCTTGATTTACCCGTTTGGAGTCCAAAGTGAGCATTAGTTGTTGGATGCGCTGCATCATTTAGAGACGCAGAGCGGATGCCAACAGATGGGAAGGATGCCGTTGCTGCTACAGCGCTAGCGTTAGAGCCGGTGCCCCAGCTAGCAAAGTGTGCGGCGCCGGGCCATTGATTAGTCGTGTTCGGAATAGAACCACTGCCAAGCAAGTAGGAGCCAGCAGTATGAACAGCTGTTACAAGCGATCCACTAGTGAATGCGACGTCTGCGAATTTTGGAGGACCGTAGACACCAAACGGAAGCAGTGTCGGTGAAGCTCCACCAAGAGAGACGATCTCATTCATAACGACACGAATGTAGCTTGAGCGGTTAGGGTAATCGCCATACTCTCTGTAGCGGTTTTCGTTATCGTCGTAAATCTGGTACATATCGCCAATCACGATAGGAAGATAATCAGGAGATTTGGGATCGAGCGTACAGTTTGAGTAACGCTCAAGAACGACAGGACTAAGGTCCGAGTCGGAGGCTTTACGAAGAACGACATCAAAGGTTCCATATGGGTTGTTATCGTTGGAAGATGCTTTGATGTTGGAGAGCGAAATCTTCACGTTCTTCTGTAGCCATTCGCCTAGGCCGTTAATGCCGACGAACTTGAACAGTTTAGTCATATCACCGTAGTGATAGTTTGCAGTGTCAGTTGATGTATTTTGCGAAAAGAACCAACCAGAGTGTGCGTCACGGTAAGCCATTTCTTGATCGAGGGGCCCGACTTCAAGACTGCCGGATGCGATTGCGACAATGATACCTGAAAGGGTTGATGTTGTAGTTACAGTTTCTGCGACATGTCTTTCGAATGTCTCGCCGAGCCAGTAATGCGTTTGAATACTGTCGTCTTCAATGAGTGCGTTTACAAGTTGTGGATTGGTATTAAAGGCATTACGAATAAAGTTGCTGCTGCCCTCAGTCAGGCTGAAGCTCACCTTATCGGTCTCATTATCATCCTCATCCTTAATGACGACTTTAAAGTTTCCGTTGGAATCAGAATTGATAACAGTGGCCACTCCTCCTCTTATTTCACCATCTAGGGCAGTTCCCGAAAGTTCTGGGATACCCGAATCCATATACCAAGTTGCTGCCAAAGCGCCGGGTATTTCGCCTGTTGAACCTGAGTTCCAAACGATCAAGCCATAAGCTCCACCATTACTAGCAAGAGACGAGTCAGGAGTATTTGTTGTTTTCCAGCCGGCTTGGCCGAGTGTTGTGTTGGCATCCGGATGCTGTGTTCCCATTAGACGAATAAAGTTGATTGGGCCAACGCCTGCTTTTAAGTAAGCTTGTGCTGCGTAGCCGCCGTAAGTTGGGGATGATTT